ACCTATGGAACCAACTACAAGAAGGGGTGGAACACCCAAAGGCAAACCTCGTCGGGTGGCGAAAGATCGCATCGAATGGCAACCCATTTCTGTCATTGCGAAGCGATGTGTTGAGAGAGCGCAAAGAAAACGGCGGTCATCAAAGCAAACAAAGTAAAAGTCAAACACAAGAGTCTACATCTAATGATCTAGATGATGAGATTCCATTTTAATTTGGGAGATAATAATGCCAAAAGTTGGTAGCAAAACATTTCCATACACTCCAGAAGGATGGCGTGATGCAAAGGCTTATGCAAAAGAAAAAAGAATATCTCGTATTCAAGGTGCTTTTAGCATGAAGAAGTATAAGCAGATGCAGAAAGAAATTAAAAATGCTTATTCCAAAACACAAACGAGTTCGGAGTGAGAAGTATCTGAATACTTTGCGAGGTTCTCCTTGCCTAGTATGCAGACGCGGTGCAGAGGCGCACCACCTACAACACGTTGGGGAGCGTGGGATAGGCATGAAGTCGGGAGATAACTTCGCTGTACCTCTGTGCCGCACCTGCCATACAGAACTCCACCGCTTTGGTGATGAGAGAACATGGTGGGATTTAACTGGAATTGATTCAGTAGAATGGGCGAAAAGAAACTGGGAGAGATATTATGACTTCTCCAAATCTTAGAAAGTTAACTGAACCGTGCCGTAAATGTGGGGCTGTAAGTGGAGAATACTGCAAGCACTGTAGCGGTAAGAAGAAGGAAAACAAGGATGAGTAACATAAGAGATGCAGCGATGGGCTTTGAAGCTGTAAAGGTGTCGATGTCTCAGGACAGGAACGGCATCATCCTACGCCTCAACGTACATCCTAATGACTGCCCGTCAGAACTACACACTGACTGGGTAGGTACACGATACATGGTAGCTATGGTTCGTTTGAATGAAACGGATGAAATAGAAACACGAGAAGAACATCAGTACATTGAGAGGCTGATTGCATCGGCAGGTTTACTGTGCCGTAACCTACAGTTCGGTGAGTACCTACATGGTATTGGATTAGTCGATGACATTGACCCATTTAAAATTGAGAACGCAGCAGTAGAAGCCGTGCGAAAATACTGTGGCATCAAATCAAGATCAGAGTTCAGAGACAAACCTGATGCTCGTGATAAGTTTGAGAAATTAAGAGAGGACTTTAAGTCATGGAAGAAAAGCTAATTGATACAAACGGTCTCGCAGAGATGATGTCACTGCATATTAAAACCGTTCAACAAATTATAAGACAGTCAGAAGATTTCCCAAAGGCAATTGTTTTTGGAAGGAACGCAAGACGCTGGAAGTATTCAGAGATATTAGAGTGGATAGATAAAAATCGTGCTAGTGAAACTGACCCCTAAAGAAATATCACATTGCAAGCAAGCAGCTACCTTTAGGTGGCAGCTTGCCAGAGCTTCTGGAGTTGTTAATCAAAGAAGAGATCAGGGTCGTGATGATAATGATCTTGATCTCCTTGGTATACAAGCTGAGATATGTGTCGCTAAAGTATTTGATATAGAACATAATCCATTTCAACTTGGCGTAGATAGCGGCGAGGATATGTGGCTTGGAGATATATCAATAGATGTTAAGTCTACCTTTTATCCCAAGGGTAGATTGTTATTTAAAAGTCTTGAGTCGTTCAAGGCAGACTGCTCAATCCTAGTTTGCAAACAAGAAGAAAATATATTTAATGTTGCAGGTTACTGCTCTAAAAAAATGTTTGAAAAGAAAAGCACACTTATGGACTTAGGTCATGGTGTAGGCTCGGTTCTAGATCAAGAAAACTTATACCCACTTGAAAAGCTTTGGGCATACTACACAATCAAACGTCTTGAAAAGTTCAATTGAACTAAATACCTTGCATCAATACGTTTCCACGTGAAACAAACAAAGAGATTCGGTCATCAATCTTTTTAATCGACTCTCTCTTTTTTTCATCAGAGATACGAGCGTTAGACCTCACCTCTCTTTTTAACTTGTTAAGTTTTCTAATCTGATTATTGATCGCCTTGATAGGCTTCATTAGCATAAGCTCTTGAGGATATTTTTTTCTCAAACGATCTATCGCAGCACGGTCACCGTTCTCAACAGCATCATTATAAGAAGAAGATATGGCAAGTATATCATCTCTCTTTTCATAAAAGCTTCCCGATCTGTCTTTGTTAGTAACGGCAGTAAAGGCTTTGTTTATTATGGGGGTTCTTCGAACCATGTCTTTTTCAAAACCTTCAGACATAATTTGCGGAACTCTACCTGCTGTCTCCCCCATCTGAAGAACAAATTTACCTGCGCCACCTAGCATGAAATCAAAAATATGTTCTAATACATCAGGATTAATATCGACGCGCATACCAGCAACAGTACCGGGAATGACATCGTCTCCACCACCTATATAATCATTTATGAACTTAGATATACCAACAGCTACTGGACTTGTCGTAGACCAGTAAAGACTGCTTCTTGATTTATATTGTTCGTATGGAGAAAGCTCTTTGTATATTGGGCCATCCATAAAGTTTTTATTTGTTGTCAACTCTACGACTGGATCAAGAGCAGTAGGGGCAAGAAATGTACCAACATTATTCCCACCAAACGGATTAATTGTTTCCACAACTGTTCCAAGTGTAGATGTTGTGGCTTGCATAGGTGTGTAAGTATTATTAAAACCAGCAGCTCCCCGCGTAAGATTGGCTAATGACCTACCAAAATTATAAAACATGTTGATGCCGTACGCTAATGGGATGGTTACAAATGTTCCATCACCATTAAGATCTGGGAGAGTGATACTGTGAGCAAGCTTGTACTCATTAAGGTCATCATAATCTACCGTTCCGTCTTCGTCTTCGTCTCCAGATGTTAAGGCGTTCAGCCAATCCATAGCAAAGCCCATCACAACAACGCTACCTACAAGCTGACGACCACGTTTGTTATTAACAAGTGAGTTGAGCATCGCCATAGAGCCTTGCAACGAGGCATTAAAAAATAAGTATAAAGAGTTCAAGCCATACTTCAGCTCACCGCCTTTAGCAAAGTTTGTTGTTAGTTGTCTTGCTGCAACCGCAGCTTCCTTTAATGCTCGTTCAGTTGGAACGCCTTGAGCCTCTAGCTCAAGAACCATCTTGTCAAAGAAAGCAAGACGAACAGAGTTTTCAGCAGCGGTGTTAAGTGCTTCCACATATCCTATGATAGAACCACCTTTTGTTTTTGTTCCATTCCACAGTTGATTTGTTAATGTTTTGTTTCCATTGGCATCTGCTTGTACAATCCTGTTGATTGTTTTGTTAATATCTTTTTGATTGTCTATCTCATTTGCCATCTGGTTAAGTGCGTTTGCACCACCATTTTCTTTAAACTGTTTGTATCTATTACCCCAATATGGATCTGTGCTTTTGCCATTAACACTTCTTAGCACCGACTTAAAAGCAGGTTTCATATTCTTTATAATATCTTTTGACGTACCCTTCATTCCATATTGCTGTGCATTAAATGCAGCAGTCTCAATGTCTCGTGGTAAGTTGGATAAAATAAATGCAGGGTTCCAGCTTGTTAAAAGATTAGCATACGTTCTGGTCAAGGAGTTCATGGCTCCAAGAAATTTATTTGCCTGACCAACGGATGTGCCTTTCAATGCGGTTGCTAATCTAGTATCGTCAAACCCTATAAGAACTTCTTCTCCGCCTCGTCTGACTGCAAGTATGGGTTCATTAGGGTCATTGAAATCTCTATCAGGCATGTGGGTGATACGACCATTACGCATCACACGTCGCAGAGGATGTCTCTCTAATACATAGGCAGGTATATCATCTTTGTTTATTGCTGGATCATTACTCTCAAGCAATTTTAAGAATGCTTGACCTACTTTATTTTTCTCAGCCTTATCAATAGCAGCCTGACGTTGAACGCCAATGTTATTTATAATGTCACCTGCGTAAGAACCCCTGCCAAGAGCAGTTCTGTTTTGCTTTCCTCCAGCCGCATATCTCTGACCACCTGCTCCAGCGGCACCATAATCAGCCAAGTCTAAAGATCTCTCTGGATCTGCAAAGCCACGTAGAGGAACGTAGAATTGATACTGATTGAAAGCTTCTCTAGTATCATCATCAATATCAACTCCATCTTTATAGTCTGGAATCAAACCGCCTTCGATATATGTGTCATTTGTTTTGTCGATAATAGCTTTGCTTGCGGCAAGTGTTCTGTTTATCACAGCACGTTGAGCTGGGTTCATGCCATTTACAAATGCAATTATATTATTCGCTTCCTTATCAGACATGCCAGAACCATTTTGAATCTGACCTTTTGATATTCTCAGTATACGAGCGTTTCTTTCAAGGGCATGCTTTGCGTATATAAATGCGTTAGCAAGAGCATATGACTTGCTTGCGTTCTTATCTTTTATTTGTCTGTAGTATCCAGAAATTCTATCTAAAGCCGCATCATCCGTGGCTGATAAATTCATACGAGCCACTTCTTCGATCATAGGATTAAACTCGTCTTCTACGAAACGTGTTTTCTTTTCTCCATTTATTCCATGCATTGCAAGCTCTTGGAAATAAGCATCCATATCCCTTGCGATGTCAGCGCCACCTTTCCTTAGCTTATCATACAGCGCACCAACAGGAGCGAATTGATCTTGAAGTTTTCTAAACACATAATCAACTGACTTCTTTACTGACTCATTCTCTACCCCAAATGGTTTGCCAAGCTTACTAAACACATTAGCAATCACGTCTTGTGTGCCTGTGTATCTAATATCTCTAAGTCTTCTTTCCAAATCTTCTGAGCCAATGGCAGGTGTCGATCTGGGCTGTGCCGTAGATGATAGAAGTCTGCTCATCATCCTTCTGTTATCAGCCCTTACATTATTAAAAGCCTGTCTTCCACGATGCACTGGCTTAGATCTATTCTTCTTCTCAAGAACAGGAAAGAATGTCTTCACATAGAATGCATCCTTAGCAGGTGCATTTGGTAAGTCACGACCAGACTCCAAGACCAACCGCATTGGTGGGGAAGAGAAAGCTAAGTTGTTTCTCCATTCAAGAGCGATACCACCCTGACTTGGATAAGATATTACATCATCACCGTCATCATACCCCTGATCTTGCCAGCGTCGTAGTAAGTCATAGATGGCATTCTCAACACGCTTGTACTTAGAGTTTTCTACAAGCTCCCTGTCATGCGCTCGTTGCTGTATATGAAACAATCCTTGACCCACCTCGACACCACTCTCAAATGTTTTATGAGAACCTTTTGGAAGCACAATCGGACGAAGTTTGCCACGATCCATAAAGTATCCATACACAGGATTTGATGATCCGTCTTCTAAGTTCACTGGTGCCTTAACTGGCATCAATGCTTCTCTTGGAATAACACGAGAATACATTTGACGAGGCAACTCTGAGTCAACCTCTACCCCCTCAAGAGCCTCTTGAGTATCTATTAGATCTTGAGGAGATAATTTTTCTTGCTGCGCTTGATCGCTTTCAAGTATTGTTAACTCTCTTGGAGCGAAGAAGTTTCCTTCTTTTGGTTCTTGTCGAACTCTATCAGCTTCGACACCAACATCTGGATCTGTGTCGAATCCATCTCTGTCAACGGTGAGTCTGCCTCGCTCTGATTCGGGGAGTGTGGCTTTGATTTTGTCATCTGAAATACCTCTACTTCTAAGAACTGCAATAGCACCATCAGCATAATCATTATCATCACCACGTCCTTTGCGAACGCCACCAGCCTCAAAGAGACGCTTCTCTGCGTACCACATTAAGGCTTGGAAGTCGGCATTGTTAATATCTATACCAAGGTTCTCTTTAATTACTTCTCTGGCACGATCAGTTGCTGCCCTCATCAATGATCGATCAGTGGCATTACGAGGATCTTCCTGTAATGTATCCCCTAATTTATTGGCTAAGTTTTTACCAGCTAAAGATAACGGAGTTGATTCAGGTCTCGCAGCTTGAGCTATCTTTTTAACTGTAGCAGCATCCTTGCCTTTAACAGTTCCGCTACTGTTAACAAAGAAATCATACTGACCTTCAAGCTCTGCCAGCTTATCGTTCATTGCTTTGTTATAAAAGTTTTTATCCCAAACCTTCATGATCTCTGGGGCTAAAAGTTCAATATCACTTTTTTCAACAGAGTCTTTTATGCCAACCTTCTCCATAGTTAATGCAAGCAATCTTTTATCTATGTCACTAAGGCTATCTGGGTTAGATACAAGTTCCCATAAAGTGTTTTTATTTTTCTCAATCAGCTCTGGGTTGTAGGTTTCTAAGGGGTTGCCTGTAATTCTATTAAAGAATCTCATCCACCAACGATCCATAGTAAGCGGATTAAAATTACCACGTAAGTTTTGATAGAAACCATTACCTATCTTAGGCCCGATAACATATGCAAGACCAACCATCTCAGATGCAAGCTCTTTACCATCAGCTTTCATTGGCAGATCAGAGACTTTATCAACATCAAATACATCAACAAGTATTTTATTAATATCACCACGTCTTATTTGTTTTGTAAGAAGCTCTGCTATTTGTGTGCTATCATAACCCCGATTGGACAATTCATTCCAAAACTCAAATGCTTTAAGCATTGACTTGCCTTGTGCGCCAGAACCCTCCACTGGAAATATCTTAATGTCTCCAGCGTTTGAACCCGGTGGAGTAATTGATGGAGAATTTTTCCACGCATCATATTGACGTGCAGCCATGATGTAATTGTCAACGACTGAAAGACCATTTGATGTAACCGCTGTGGCATAATCAAAAGCATGTTCCGCAGCAGGTTCATATGCAGGGTTAACTGATCCATCTGGTTTTGTTGGAGATACCTCTGGATATAAAGGATATAAAACTTTCTTAGCAAGTTTTAGTTTTTCATCATACCATCCGATAGCATCCTTGCTAGATATGAGAGCTGCCTCTCCTTCTGCCGCCATGATTTGTGAAACAGCTTCTAAATCTTCTGGATTAGATATGTCGTATCGTCTAGCGCCACGCAACCCAAGCATCTTATTAACAAACTCTACTAGAGTTAAAGATCCAGCAGGGCTTTTGAAAAGGGGCTTACCTGTATCTGGATCAAGATAGTCCAAGATACTAGCTGCACGTTGCTCAGGCGAAAGCTGTATTACTCTTGAGTAGAGGGGCTTTCCTGATTCTTTAGCAAACTGTTCTTTTTCGCTGGCAATACGTTGAAGCCTTGCTGCTGCTCTACCAGAAGAAAGCTCACCAAAAATACTTTCTACAGAACTAAACCCTTGCTCATTTAGTGTCCCAACCAGTCCTTTAAAGAACCTCTTTATTCT